GCCAATAAGCATTGCTAAAATCTTCCGAGTACTCAACCAAATTAGTACTCCCAACCTCCGTAAGTAACTTAGCACACCCTCCATCGCTATAGTCTAATCTTGGTACATTATCAGCTACTTGCTCTATTAACCCTTGACTATTTACTCTTGTTGCATTGTTTGCAGTTGGTGTTGTAGTTCTTGCTACTGTGAAGTCTCCTACTGTTGTTGTAGGTATTTGACTAAGTAAAGCACCCTCTTTATATGCCTCAGGGTACATCGCATATCTTAATTTATTGTTCATCTTTCTTATCTTTAGTTTCTAATTTCTTTAAGAATTGTTTAAGAGATTCAATCCTCTCCTCTTTAGGTTTATATATCTTCTTTCTCATAGTACCCAATTAAAATTATCTCCCTCCTTAGAGGGTTTCATACCATCATCCTCTGTGGTCTTATACTCAGGGAAGTCATCACAATTATCTTTCATATAGTCTAAGAATCTCCTAGTGTAAAACCCACTATTCTCCCTAACTCTATTCATCATAGAATTAACATCGTCTAACTCAACAGACGAGGAGTTCTCTGCTGAGACCTTAAATACTCCAGTGTTACCTACTTTATACATAGCAAAAGGCAAGTAACTCTCTTGCGAGTACCAAACTAACATAGGCTTGATATAATGGTCTGTAAGATACTTATACTTCTCGTTCTCTACATCTGATATAGTATCTGATATAATTAGCTCTTGTAGCTTGTTATATAGGTCTGTACCTAAATAAGTTTGGATATGTATGTCTTGAGCCACCTCAATAAACTGAACTAGCTTATCATCATCAGTATCACCTTGAATGATACTCTTTCTCTTTAATTCATCTGTTGTTATAAATAATGCTTTCATATCTTATCTTAATTAGGGTATGCTCCTCCATTTGGCATATCAGCTGGTCTAACCTCAACCTCAGAAGGATTATTAGGTGGTATAAAGCCATCTTGAACAGCACTTGATTCACTAACCTCAGTGCTCTCAGAAACTCTTCTCTTATAGACTCTAGTCTCCCAATAATGTTTGCAGTATTTCCCACCTTTGTATCTAAACAAGGAATAGTTCCTTTGGTTATGACCAAGCTCTCTGTTTACTCCTCTGAAACTCATTTGAGAAATATCTTCTCTTCTGAATACAATGTTCTTCTCTGTGTAATCAGTCTCCATCATTCTACAGAAAGACCTTGAATCTGCACTCTTTCTATTAGGCATATAGGCATATCTTACCTTATATGTGTTGTTGTCTTGGGAGGAATCCTCGTTAGGGTTAGCATAAGCACTAAAGAAGGCTAGAATCTTATCCTTAACACTTCTGTTCTCTTTAGAAAACTTCTCTAGGTTAAATTCCCCATCATCTGAACTTACCTCTGTATGGATAAGCTCCCACTCGCTTTCATCAACAACCTCTCCAAGAGTTCTTAGTTGCTTTAACATATCCTCTCCTTGCTCATCTGTGAAGTCCTCTAAAGCTGATAGTTTCTCTCCTGTCTCCTCCTCACGTTTAATCTTAGTACCTACATTATCAAGGTCTGTGAACTCAATAGGTTGAAGAGTCTTAAAGTATAATTTAAGGTGGATTCCGTTAAATGCAAGTATCTCATCAAGAGCAGCGATTAGTTGGTCTTGGAAGTGTCTAATAACTATGTTATCCATAATTAAACTTGCTGTTCTCAATTCCTCTGCATTGTTACCAAACCCTGTGTTGTCTTTAATACCAAAAAGGATAGGTGATGTAATACCGTGTCCAAGCATAATCTTATCTCTACACTCATCAGATATGAATTGATATTGTGCGTGTGCATCAGGCAAGTGTACAGGGTCTATCGTAGTCTCCTCATCCTTTGAGTCATTAAACGATATGATAGCCTTACCTGCATTAGATGTACCTCCCCACTTCTCGTATATCTTCTCCTCTAAATATCTCTGAGTGTCCTTGTTTGGTACTCCATTATTAAAGTTTACGATGATTGATGGCTGTAAACCATTCTTGATATTCCTGTTGTGATAATTAGAAACCTCCTCCTCTAACTCTGCATATTGCATAGATGCCACATAATCAGGTGGTGCATAGTAGTAATATCCACTAACGTAAGGCTTTATGATATACATCTCCTCTAGTTGATTCTTTCTACCATTACCAAAAGTTGGTATAGCTTTAGGCTTAGAGCTTGAATGAACCTTACTCCAATCAGGTGAGTAATAAACCTTCTTTATAACACCCATAGAATCAGCTTTACCCATACGGATAGTCTCACTCTCAAAGTGTTTGATAGAGATAATGGATGTCTTTGTTGCGTTGTATCGAACCTTTAATACCCCTTGTGCAAGGAGCTTATAATCATTAACTAATCTTTGTACATCCTTATCTTTAAGTATAAGTTTCATTTTAGCGAACTCTAAAGGCTTTTCTTTAGAATCTGTTGCATCTAGTCCTCTACCATATATCTGTGCTGAGATACCACTAATACATCTGTTGTTTGTAGCAGAGCCTATATATCGGTCTATAAGTTTGGTGAAGTAATCATTGTTTTCTCCCCAACCTACCCAATCATTAGAGTTATCCTCCATAACCACAGGAGCATCATAAGCTCTTAGGTTAATGACTCCGATATTTTTATTTTCCTCTTTCATAATACTGTGTAATTATTATCGTTATTAGGGTATTGTTTGTAATACTCAGAGTTCTTGTCATATACACCTCCATCAAAAGAGTCCGTACAATACATCTTTCCTCTAAATAACAATGAACCCTCGTTGGCTATCTCAATCACATACATAAAATCTTTTCTTAGGATAGAGCTTGAAAAAGATACCTCATCAAAGTTACCTGTACTATATACGGATAAATCTGAAATTGTTTCTTTTTTACCTGTACCATCTTCATAAATGGACATAGACATACTTGAGCCTTGATATGAGGCAACCATTTCATCAGCACAAGGGTTATCCTCAACTGTACAATGTTTGCTCTTATAGTCAAACTCTGACTGAGTGTCTGTAACATCACTCCTTCTTAGTATGAGAGTGATAGTTTGTGTTTCTGTTGTTGGCTGAATTATTTTCATAAAAACATTACGAAATAGTCTTGGATATGTTTTTTTTAATTATATTTGTGATGGTTTTAATTATCCCTTGTGCAAAGGTGTTTTTAGTTTTAGTTTTAGTTAGTTGTTAAGTAGATTTTTTTTTATTACTTTTTTTGGCTACTTAATAGCAAAAAGAAACCCCCTACGATAAGTAAGGGGTTTTTTGTTTAAGGGAGGTTATGTTTAAGATACTGAGAATCCAGCATCAGCCATAACGTTTCCTGTTGTTAGAGTTGAAGGCTCAACAAAGTTAGCAAAGGTTTTCTCAGTTGCAGTAAATTGGATTGAATATCCACTCTTATCTGCTGCTGCTGCACCTGTTGTTACTCCATCTCCTCCACTTACATTACATCCGTATTCAAGTCCAACTAGAAAGAAATTACCCATCTTATCTTCTACTACAATTTGAGGTCTGTCTAACATAATCAACTTTAAGTTGTCGTTGTCAGCAGATGTTAATTGGTGTAGGTCTAAGTCTAAGACTTGAGTAACATTGGTTGTTCCCTGTGTAGGGTCTTGATTTGGTGTTTGAGTCAATGCACTTGAACCTTCTAAGTCATACTTATAGCAAGGTACTGCTGTTCCAACAGAGTCAATAGAATCTGAATCTGTGTTGTAAACGATGCTTTCTCCTGCTACATCTGTACTCCCTACGAAGTAAACTGCTCTCAACCCTCCGAACCCATCCTTACAAGGTAGGGCTCTTCCTGTTGTTATAAAATCACAAGCCATATAATAGGTTTTTAGTATAATACAATTTCTCCTCCGAATCCGTACTGTACTGCTGCTGTGAAACGCATACCGATACGAACATTGTCATCTCCTGTAATTGGAGTTCTGTCGATTACTCGAACTTCATTCTCATCATTTAACATTCCACAACCAAACCATAAGTTAGATTGTCTTGCGAACATCATTCTGTTAGAAGGCATACCATTTGCTACGAATAGTTTAACTCCATCAAAAGATAAAGAAACTCCTTCTGAACCTGCCCACATATTTCCTTTGCTATCGTAACCAGCAGCACCTAATCCGTTTGCTCCAAATCCACCTAAAGCTCTAATATAAGCTCTGTGTACATTCTGAGGGATATAGATATAAGAATCTTCTGCTCCGTACAATTCAGCAGGGATAGCATCTACCATTCTACCTAACTCTCCAATCACGTTAGAGGCATCAATAGTTAAAGGAGCTGAGATGTCAATTACATCAGCATCAGCAGTTGCTAAAGTGATGAATCCATCAAATTCCCCTGCGTTAGAATCGTCTCCACTCCAAATCATTTTCTCGATGTCTGTTGCTACGTTAGCTGCAACTTCTCCTAATAGGTAATCTTCAAAAGATGCTGGTAATTTATCCCAAGCAGAGTACCCCATTTGAGCCGCATCCCAATCTGAGCGATATGAA